AAATATCTTATATGATAATATATAATGGACGCATATTTAATATCTAATTTTATAAAAAAATCTTTACAAAAAAAGAATATACTCGAACATGCAGATTTTATAACACCACTTAACACTACCAATAATACTCCATCTATTGCACCATCTTCTAATCCTACATATATTGATAATTCTATAAATGATTACAGTACTAATACAGATATAACTAATATTATAGTTGATGAAAATAAAGATGATGAAGAAGAAGATAATACATCTGATAATTCAGCATCAAAAATATCTACTGGAACATTTGTATTATTATTATTAATTAATTCCTATGCAGCATATTTAAGTTGGGATTGTAACACAAGTAAAAACTATCCTTTAATGTTAAAAATAGTATTTTCCTTATTTGCATTTATGTTTGGTACATTATATATTATGTACTACATGTTATTTAGATTTGATGATTGTAATACATTTAATCCAGAATAATTATTATTTTATAAATTAGTAAAATAATATTTAATTAGAACGTTCATAAAGATATACATAACCCTTGTTAATAACTTTATCTATGTTATTTTCATTACATACAATACTATCATTAAATTCTACCCATTGATTATCAAATTTATGATAATATATATAATGACCACCACCAATACCACCCAAATGAAAAATACATCCTTTCAATTCATAAACAATGCCATTAATTGTTGTATTATTTGGCATAGTAATTTCATCCGTAATTTTTGATACTCTTGTCATATCTCTTTCTTTAATATATTCATATTCAAATCGTTTTAGAGCAAAAAATAAATATTCTGGTGTCTTATTAATAATTAATTTTTTATTTGCATTTACTTTTAAATTACATTTTTCACAATTGTATTTATTATCATCATCAAGTTTTTCATCACTTAAAAATAGATTCATAGAACTTTCAAAAGTTTTTTGACCTTTAATTGGCAGAGTTATAATTTTTTCTGGTGCATTCGATACTGTTTTATTTTGACACAATGGGCAAGTTATCTCACTTTTTAAACCACAATCAAATAATTCTGCAATATGAATATCTTCAATTTTAGAAGCGTCAATAAAATTATCAATAAAATATGTTAAACACTGGAGTGCACAATCTTGTGTACCACTTATATAACTTGGATTCATATTGCGATATGATCTAAAAAGCAAAGTAGGACCAATTTCAACATAATCTTTAATATAATAATCTTCAATTGTAATTTGAAGATATTTAAGTAATTTTTGTGAAACAGGTTTTTCTTTTTTGTTACCATCCGCTAATACTTCATCTACTTGTTTATAATCTTTTAATTTATTAATTAACATTTTGCATCTAAGAAGACAGTTTAATGTAGCATTATAAAAACATGTATTTCCTAGATTAGTAAGTCCCTTTTTTATATTAAAATCTATTACAGTATTTTCCTCCTTAATTTGCTCTTCCATTATACGTATAATGTTAACTTTAATAATAGTATAACCTTATGTATTGAATAATAATAATTATCAATTTTTTAATTTTTCATTTTTTATATAGTTAAAAAGAACAATATATATATATTAATATAGTTTATTAATATGAGCAAAAGAACAAGAAATGAAGAAGAAAATATGAATCAATTAAATTTTAAGAAGAAAAAACAAAAAGAAGACTTTTCGCATTTAGAAATTAAAAATTTGGATGACTTAATTGATCTTGCAAAAAAATATACTTCTACTAAAGAATATAGTTTTAATTTAGAAAAGTTATATAATTTATTACCATCATTGATTAAATTAAAAAATATTATAGGAATGACTACTGTAAAAAATTCTATTGTTGGACAAATTATATTTTTTTTGAATGAATTTGATAATGAGAATATAGATATGATGCATACAATTATTCAAGGACCACCTGGTGTTGGTAAAACTTTATTAGGAAAAATAATAGGTGAAATATATTATTATATGGGAATTATTAAACCAAAACCTAAAAATGCAAGTAATAAAAAACGTGCAACAACATTAGAAGAATTAGATGATGAATTAGAAGAATATATGAATGTAATGAAAACAATTAAACGTGGTAGAAGTAGTTCAGAGGGTGATAATAAAGAACCATTTATATTTAGAATTGTAAAACGTGCAGATTTATGCGCAGGTTATTTAGGTCAGAGTGCATTAAAAACACAGAAAGTAATTGATGATATAGAAGGTGGTGTTTTATTTATAGATGAAGCTTATAGTTTAGGAAATGAAGAGGGACGTGATTCATTTGCAAAAGAAGTAATAGATACATTAAATCAAAATTTATCAGAAAAAAAAGATAGTTTATTGTGTATTATAGCGGGGTATAAAGATGCACTAGATAAATGTTTTTTTGCACAGAATGAAGGTTTAAGACGTAGATTTCCATTTGTTTATACTATTGAAAAATATACTGCAACTGAATTATGTCTAATTTTTAAAAAAATGGTAACAGATATGGGATGGAATGCAGAACAAGTTCCTACTAAATTTTTTGAAGATAATTATAGTTTGTTTACTAATATGGGAGGTGATATTGAAACATTATTTTTTATGACTAAAATAGAACATGGAAAACGTGTTTTATTTAAACCAGAAGATAAGAAAAAAATAAATAATCAAGATTTAGAAAATGCATTTAAAATTTTTAAAATAAATAAAGAATCTAAAAAAAGTAAAGATGATATATTAGATGAAGATGAAACATGGAAAAGTTTATATACTTAATTTGGTATAATTTCTTTTTTAATAATTCTTGCAGTTTTATTAGTAATGTCTATACTACTTGAATCAATACAAACTATTTTTTCATTTTTATTAGATGAATGAATTGATGAAGATGTAGAATCTGATAATATTACACATTGATTACCATCTTTAGATGTAGTATTTAAACATGAATTGAATGTATTATTATTACAATTAAATGCATTAGTATTACATGTCCATGCATTATTTTTTTTTTCATAATAGTTTGAAATTATTGTATCACCATTTTTAAAATGAATATTTGAATTAGGACATGTTATATCTACATTTGTCAATGATAAACAAATTGCATTTTTATTATGTTCATCAGTATAACAATTATCTGGTAATGTTGGCATTTTCTTTATAGTATATATAAAGAAAATAATTATTGCCATTCCCATTCTTTTTTATTTTTATTGTAGGTCATAGGATAACTTTTTTCAGTTTGAAAATTTACTTGTTTAGAAAAACAAATCGCTTGGCATCTATTTTTTATTTCATCTGAATTTTTATTTGGATTTGTATATGTATCTAAATTTGTTGTATCACAATCTTTTGATGTAATTACGCATACATCAGGATTAATATCATCTTGATTTTTAATTACTTTTAATGTTGTATCAAAATTATATTCTTTCCAAAAAAGTCCAGTTTTAGGCAGAAATGTATATTTTTGTATTAAATTTTTATTATTTATATCAAAACAATATCCTTCTGATTTAGATGATTCGTGATTGTTAAAAGATATACAATTTTGAGGTAAAGTATTTACTGCATTTGTATACCATTTATTATCACTGTATCTTGACCAAATAGTATTTACTTTTGATAAATCAATATTAAAATCAGATGGAATATTATCATTACTTAGAATCATTTTAGTTGGATCACTACTAGAAAATATTCCAGTAGATACTGCTTTTATTGCATTTTTAATATCTTCTTCTTTTGGTTCTTTTTCGTTATATTTATCATATACTGTATCAATTAATTTTTTTTCAGTAGATATTTCAGTATTTAATTTATCTCCTATACCATCTGCACCACAAATTGCAAAGTTATTATTAGTTAATTTATCATTTATAATAATTTCTAAAGGCCCATTTGCATAGTTTTTTATATTTGAATAAGTAGGATTATTTAAATTATAACCATTTAATCCTGTAATAATTGTACATGTTTTATCCTCTCTTATATCACTATCAGATTTTCCAAATTCATTCCCGGATGTGTGATTTACACTATTCATAACTGTTGGTTGATTCATATTCTTTATATATATAAAATTATATATAAAGAATAAATTAATTTTGAAATAGATAATAATCAATTGCAGATTTTTTCAATACAGTTTCAAATTGTTCAATTAATAATTTTTTTTGAAATGCAATACTTAAAATATGTTGATCTATAGATATTTTATTTGAATCATCTATTGCAATATATATGTATATATTCACTAATCTATCATCTTTTTTTAGATCTTTGTGCGAACAGAATCTAACAGCGCGACCAATAACTTGATCAACTCTAGACATATTCCAATATGGTTCTAATATATGTACTTGACGAACTCTTAATAAAGATACACCTTCTTTAATAGCGGGTGAACCTAAAATAATTTTAATTTTAGATCCATCTTCATTTTCTTTAGAATTAAATATTTCACGAATTAAATCTTTTTCTTTAGAATTTTCATCACCTGACCAAATTGCATATTTTCTTTTATTAGATGAATCATTATCTAATATATTTGTATATCCGTGAAATTCAATAATTCGTTTAAAATCTTCCAAACCCCCATGTTCCTTAAAATTTGTATAAAAAAATACTGGACCAGAACACCTATCTACTTTTTTAAGTATTTTATAAAATTTGATTGAAAACCTTTTTAAATTATCAAATGATGAATATTTTTTAGTTAAACTATCTATACCTTTTTCTCCAATCTTTTTATTAGGATATGCAATATTTGATATCATTCTACCACCTAATAAAAAACTACTAGGTAGTTTTAAAATATCAGATTGTGTAAATAATCCTTTTTTTTCTTGTTCAATAAAACTTTTATATGCATCAGATTGAAATTTATTCATATGACATTTTACGTATTTTATTTTTGTTTTTGGAAATGAAAATGCAGGAGCACCTTGATAATAAGATATGTATCCTTGAATATATTTTGCTAGTTTATCTTCATTAATTAATTTATAAACTGTATTACCTTCTACTTCTTTTTTATCTATATACATTTTATTAAAATCTGCAGGTAAAGGAAGTTCATTTTTCGGTTTTAATAAATTAATTGTCATACCAAGTTCAGAGGGTTTATCAAATATAGGAGTTGCTGACATAATAACAATTCTGCAATCATCTGGAGATTTATCAATACTTTCTTTAAATATATTGTAAAATGTACCATCTTCACTAACAATATTATGTACTTCATCAATAATCAATAATTTATTTTTAAGTGATAATTTTTTAGATGTATATAATTCTACATATTTATGATAAGAGTATATTTCATAATATTTATTAATTCTATCTTTTGTTTTAGATATTAATGCATGTGCATCTTTTGATCGTGGATCTAAAAGTTTTAATTTATCTCTTTCTTCTTTTGTTATATATTCATTTCCTGTACAACCTGATCGTAATTCTTTATAAAAATTACCGGTTAAAGAAGCGGGTGCAACAAGAATAATTTTTTTATAATTTTTCCATTTTTCTGCAATTTGAATACCTGCACAAGTTTTACCTGCACCTATACGATGATATAATAATACACCTTTGTATGGAGTTTTAGGGTTGAGAAATTCTGAAATAAATAATTGAGGTAATTGAAATGTAAATTTTTTAGGGTAACAAAAATCTTTTATCGATTTTTTTTCATTCTTTTTTAATTTGTATTCTGAAAAGATTTGTTTTATTTTTTTTTGAAAATCTTTAT